ACTGTAACTGAGTACACTGGTACTGCATTTACCATCAACTTCGGTACTACTAATAACTTTGTTCTTAAGCCTTCTGGTAACTACACAGTTGCTTTGTCTGGTCTTACAGGAACAAAAGGACAAACTGGTTCTATCTTTATCCAACCTTCAGGTGCAGCCACTATTTCTGGCTCTTGGCCGACCACCATGCGTTTTGTCGGTGGCACTGCTGGTATCGCATTGACTGGCACTAATGTTGGTATTGATCGTATTGATTACATCGTTCTCGATGACACCTCAGGTTCTGAAATTATTACCTGCAATGTGACCGCTAACTATGTGTATTGATCTATGCCAGTATTTAATAACGCTCTAGCAGGTGCCGCCGGTTCTGGCGGCGCTGATGCTGGTTACAAAATTGAACGAAGTCTGCGCTTTAATGCAACAGATTCTGGTTATCTTCATAGAACTGTCACTACTGCTGGTGATAGACAAAAATTTACCTTTTCGTTTTGGGTAAAACGAGGCGCTATAGGCAACAATAGTTACAACCTTTTTAATGCTTCTGCTAATGCTGGAGGGTCAAACGCTTCTGTAGCTCGGACTGAATTTAAGTTTGAAAACGATCAAACAATTATGTTCGCGGTATGGAATGGTAGCTGGAGAGTCCTAAAAACTGAAGGTAAATTTAGAGATGTAAGTGCTTGGTATCACATTGTTCTTAAAGTAGATACAACACAAACTACAAACGCAAACAAAGTCAAGATTTATGTAAACGGAATTGAGCAAACCCTTACCGGCAATTACCCGTCTACTAACGAACTGCTGCCATATAACGGACCTTTTACGCATTCAATCGGTAATTATACCAACAACTATAACGATTATTTTGACGGCATAATGGCCGACATTCAGTTTGTTGATGGTCAATCCCTTGATGCAACTAACTTCGGTGAATTCGATCAAGACACTGGTGCTTGGAATCCAAAGAAATACACTGGAACATACGGAACTAACGGTTTTCACCTCGATTTTTCTGACACTAGCAGCAACCAATCGCTTGGATACGATGCTACCGTAACAGGCATTCGTTACAGCCCATTTTGGACTGGAAGTCTTGCAACCAATTATTCGTTTGCAACTTTGTTTGATGGTAGTACATCAACACTTTGCTTAGGTGCTAACGGAGCCACTTTAACTTGGATACCTGAAACACCTATTTCTTGGACTGATGCTCAGGGTGGTGTTGAGGTTTACTATCACAACACATCACAACCCGATAAAGCTCGTGTTAATGGTGGTAGTTGGGTCAACCAAGTAAGTAACAGTGGTGGTTGGGAAAAAGTTACCACAGGTGATGGTACTCTTACTAAGCTAGAACTTAAAGACCAAGCATCTAGTGAAGTTGCAGTCTATGCCATTCGTGTTAACGGAAACATACTGACTGATCCGACTGGAGCAAGTGATTGGTATGTTCAAAACCTTACTAATTTAAGGGCTGCGACTGGTAACCATGGAGTAACACGTGGTAATAGCACTCTTAATTATGACCCTAGGGTTATTTTTAACGGCAACATCGATAGTGCTTACGCAGATCGCCCTATCAACGGAAACGGTGTCAATTTTACAGGCATACCTGCAGCTACCCAATCATTTAGAGTGTATGCTACTTATGTGCAGTCAGGTACTATGTCTGCTTCTGGAAGCGGTCAAACCCTGACTGTTACTGGAACAAATATGACTGCACAGTGGTATACGCCTACAGGCATTTCTTACCCATTTACTTTATCTTCGATTAGCGTAACTGGCGGTAACGCTGGAGATGGTTTTGGTATAGGTGCTATTGAAGTTGATGGCGTCGTTCTTGACCTTGGCAGTGGTACGGATACGGACAATCTTATTGACACCCCAACAAATTATGAAAATAATGCTGGAGATGTTGGTGGCAACTTCTGTACTTGGAACCAACTTGACAAAGCAAATGAATTGGTTCTTTCCAACGGTAACCTTTGGGTTTCGGAATCGTCAGGTCAACAACTTTGCACCCGTGGAACACAGTGGTTATCTAGTGGAAAATGGTATTGGGAAGTTACGGTTGAAGGTCCTAGTGTCCACAATGGTGGTCAAATTTCAATCGGTGTAGCAACAGGGGAGCAGTCTTATATTGGTCAGCCTGGTGCAGGAGGTTCAAAAGGATCTGCTGTTTATTGGCCGAGCGGCGCTGTTTACCAAAACGGTACGAGTAAAGGCAACAACAGTGCATATAACCACGTAGGAGCAACTATTGGTGTTGCTTTGGATATGGATAACAAAACGATTGCCTGGTATCTTGATGGTACTTTGCAATCAATTAGCTGTTCTAATTTAGAAGCTGAAGTTGCACCTCTTGTCCATCTTTATGCTCCTGATGATGCTGTAACTTTACAAACTAATTTTGGTCAACAACCATACAAATATAATATCGCTGGTACTAATAGACCTGCAGCTACGTATAAAACTGTGTGTACTCAAAACCGTACACCTAGTACTGTGCCCAACGGAAACAACCACGTAATTACCAAAGCATACGAGGGTACTGGCACTACACAGTTAGTCGAATCCAATTTCCAACCAGATTTTATTTGGAATGAACGGCGTAATGGTGGTGCTGCTGCAGTTTTGTCGTATGGTTTGAACAAGTTTAGTACATATTTACAACTGCCTGCAACTGACCAAGAATATCCAGCCTCCGGCATGGTGCCTGGTTCTACTGGTCTTACTATTAGCGGCACTGGTGCTGGGCTCAATGCTACTGGCAGTACCTATGTAATGCGTATGTTTAACGGTGGCGACCCTATTAACACCTTTAACACAAATTCTTACGATCAAAGTGAAAGCTGGTCTCTAATCACTACAAAAAGCGGTGGTGGTACAGCATCAGGCAAAGGACTTGAAAACGGATTTGACGGTACTACATCAACATTAGCTGAAGGCAATTCTAACAACGAATACGTAGAAATCCCAATTAGCACAACCATTTCTGCGGGTGGCGTAAGGGTTTTTGCGGCTGTTACTAGCAGCAATCCGCTTGTTATTAACCTGTATAACGGCTCAAGCAACGTTGAGACTGTAAGTGGCTCGAACACTGGAGGACAGTGGTATGCAACTTCTACTTATTCCGGTGCTATTACTAAAATTCGTATTGAACGAACAGGTAAACCTTGGGAATTTAATGCGGTTGAAGTAAACGGAAAAATCTTAACTAATGCTGGGCTTGTTACTGCTGGTAGTCTAAACAACACTGTCTACAACACCAGTCAAAGCTGGAGTGTGTCAGGCAGCAATATGCAAAATGACTGGAGCGCCAGTTTTGACGGTAAAGATTCACCTTCGTTTGCATTGCCAAACACAGGTTATTCCGCGTCAATGACGTTTGGCACACCTATTAACTACTCAACTCTAGAGCTTGTAGTTAGTCGAGATATTTATGCTCCTGACCTGTTGATGAACGGGACTGCTCTTAATGTTCCTGCTACTGATACCAATACTACTGGCGGTCAGTACGTTAAAGAAAGATTTCGTTTCTATAACGGTACTCTATCAAGCATTGGTCATAACACTAGAAACACTGCTGGTCGTGGTGGTTCAGGTTTCTGGTACATTATTGTTGACGGTAAGATTCTTGTCGATCAAAGCCAAGCAAGTTCAGTTCCTGATGCTCCAGGAATCCCTACAATTACCACAGTTAACAATGATGCCGGTATAAGTATTTCTAGATTTACCGGAACTGGTTCAGCTAGCTCTTTTGCAACAGGCCTAAATAAGCCTGCTGATTTTGTTATACTAAAAGGTACTTCATTCTCGGATGACTATCGTGTTTACCACAAAAGTCTAGATGATTCTGAACCGGAAGATTACTACCTGATTCTTCAAAATAGCACGAATAAATCTGCTGACCAACAGGGTTCATTTATGAACGACAGAGCCCCAAACAGCGGAATCGTTCATCTTGGAACCGACAGTGCAATTAACGGTAGTGGAAGCGAAATGCTGGCTCTATCTTTTGCTGAAGTTCCTGGATTTTCTAAGTTTGGTAAGTACCCCGGATCGCAATACCATTTAGGCAACGGTCCGTTTGTTTGGTGTGGATTCCGACCAGAACTAATTATAGGAAAGGTTTTTGATGGTAGTCTTGACCCGTTTATGATTTGGGATGATGTACGTCGCAATAATCGTAACCCTATACTGACACAAATGAAACTTACAGAAGGCGGATACGAATCAGCAGAATACGCTGATTTTGCATTTGATTTTACATCTAATGGTTTTTACGTCAGTGGAACTAGCGGTCAAGTCAACGCTCACAACCAGGATTTCGTCTTTATGGCATTTGCAAAAAATCCATTTGAACTTGCACGAGCAGTCTAATTAAAACATTCAACTATGCTTCAACTTAATGGTAAGACCTTGCAGTATGGCAAGGCATTTGTTCACGATGGAATGCAATATCCATCAAATTGGCTGACCTCGACTTCTTTAGAAGAAAAGCAAGCTATCGGTATCGTTGAAGTCCCGGACGCCCCTACGGCGTCTTGGGATCAACGTTTTTACTGGGGTGTCGATAATCCCAAAGATCTTGACGAACTTAAAGCCTATTGGACTAGAGACGTTAAAGCAGGCGCAGGTGCACGGCTTGCTACCACCGATTGGTATGTCGTTCGTCAGGCAGAAAACAGTGCTGCTGTTCCTGCTGATGTACTCACACGTCGTAGTGAGATCCGCACCCTGAGCAACGAAAAGGAGACTGCTATTGCTGCTTGTGCAGACGTACCAGCTCTTGCTGAGTACGTGACTAGCTCTGCATTTAATAGCTGGGAACCGGCACCTGAGCCTGAGCCCGAACCTACTCCTGAGCCGACTCCCGAACCTACTCCTGAGCCCGAACCTACCCCTTCTGAAGAATGATCACCCTTATCCGTCCAATTCTTTTTTCGTTTATCAATTCTGAAAAGGTCAAGCGTCTTATTGTTGACCTGTTGACCAAACTGGCTGAACAAACTGACAACACTGTGGATGATGAAGCAGTGAAGTTCATCGAACGCGGATTGTTCGGTGGACCAGTGGCCTGATCCTCCTTCATTTCCCTCTCTAACGCTTCCAGAAGCGCCTACAATGCCTGCGCCGGTCCTAGAAGTACCAAGGGCTAAGATACCTTCTTACAAGCCCCTTGTAGTCCCTCCTAGCGACCTGCGCCCTCCACCGGGGGTAAGAGGGGAGAACGAGGATAAGTCACCAGACAAGTCAACCCCTAAAGCGAAAGAAGTACAAATAGTTGACGTGCCATTTACGGACATAACAATCCCTATGCCGTCAACTGAAATCATGACTGCTGCAGGAACAACTGCTGTTATTTCTGTTGCAGCTACTCTCACTGCTACCTCTGTTTTCAAGTACCTAGTGATGGTGATGAAGCCTGTACTTAAACAAGCATGGAGCAAATTAACAAAGAAGAAACAAAAGAAACAAAACCCTTCTTAAAAAAAGTAAAAGAACACGCGGAAAAGGATCTAGAAATCCTTGGAACTTTTGTTCGACTAGGTGTTGTCGTATGGAGTGGTTTTATTATTACTCTTAATTACGTCGACATCCCTATGATCAAAAAGGGTCAAAGCGGAGGCGATATAACATTCGTTGCCTCTGTATTTACAGGCGCGTTAGCTACTTTTGGACTGAATACTTCCAATAACAAAAACGGAAACGGCAAACCTGTCAACTGTCCTATGCAAAAGAAAAAAGAGGAATGCTAAAACTACTTTTCCTGATTCTTATCGCAGCTCCGGCTGCAGCTCAGCAAGTGACTCCTAACTTTACCCAGGGGTCCATGCAGTCCACCACTACTACCACCGTCGACATCGAGCGCACTATTGAGCGAGAGATTATGGGCGGTGATTACAAATCATGGAGCGGAACCAACGTAACCCCCAGCGGGGATATTTTGAGCGACTCTACAACTTATTCCGTAACCACCGCAGGCGAACAGTTCCAACTGGAGACTGTCGTGCGGGATGCGGGGGTCGTGGAGACGTACAGCATCGAAGAGGTTATCGAATCAACCTCTACCACTACCTCGCTGTCGGTCTTCTCTCAGTAACACCTGCTTTTGCAGCACCTGAAGACCCAACTGTCCAAAACAGCTCTAACCCCGTAGCAGCAGCAACAGGCAATGTAACAAACCAGGCGGTGCAATTCCAAAACAATGGAGCACCGTCTCGTCAATACTTTGCCAGCAACGTTAGCTGCAACGGGGCTACGATGCAACTTAGCCCGTTTTACATGGGCAACGACACTATCCCTAACGACTCAACGGGATATGTCCGCAACAATAACTTTGGTATGCAGCTTAATTTTAGCGTACCGCTTGACGGTAGCATGATTGAGCTATGCAAAAGCATTGCTAAAAAACACGAACAAAAACTACGTCTTGATTACGAACTTGTTCGTGCTCTTAAATGTACGGAGATCATGAAGGCTGGGTTTATGTTTAGACCTGGCAGTCGTGTAGAAGTTCTTTGTCATGACGTAATACCAATAGTAGCCAATGGCAAAGAAAAAAGCGACGGAGGATCAGTTCAACGAACTCCATAACCTCGTCACCAAAGAGTTCCTTGCCCGTATTAAATCGGGTGAGGCCACTACACAAGACTTAAAAGCAGCCTGTGATTGGCTGAAAACAAACGACATCAGTGGTGTGGCTTATGACGGCAACCCACTTTCCAAGCTCGCTCAGGTGATGCCTGAGATTGATCCTGAAATGGTACAAAAACGACTTTATGGCTCAGCAGTCCGGTAGCTCTACAGCTCACTACGCCGGTAACCGCCGATCCCTTTTGGTCAAGCGTGCTTACCAGCGCAAATACAACAAAAAGAAAAAAGAGGTAAAACGCAGAGTCGATCTCAAGCGTATTAACCGACAGAAGGGCACCTATGGCAATGGTGACGGCAAAGATGTATCTCACAAAAAAGACGGAACAGTCTTTATGGAAAGAGCTTCTAAAAACCGTGCACGAAACCGTAGTCGTAAATGACCCCTTTGCTTCCTACACCTGATCATTACTTACACAACCTA